GCAATAGCTTAAATTAAATAAAATGAGTGACAAAAAGAAACCTTTTAAAGATACAGGTGTCGGACGGTTTTTAATCGAAAAGGCACCTAGTATTCTGGGTATAGTCGGCGATGCAATATTGCCAGGGAATGTAATATCAGAACTAATTAGTGGTAACTCTCAGCTATCTGAAGCTGATAAACAAGTTGCCCTAGAAAAGTTAAAAATAGAACGAGCTGAAATAGATGGCACAACCAAAAGGTGGGTCGCAGATGCTAGAAGCGGAAATTGGCTTGCATCCAATGTCCGTCCATTGGTTCTTATATTTTTAACAATATCATATGTTATAGGGTGGTACGCCGGCTATTCACTGGAATCAGTTACTTCATTATTAACTATAGTCATAGGAGGCTATTTCGGTTCTCGCGGCGTCGAAAAGGTATTTGGAAATAATAAACATAAACAATGATAGAACAAGACTTTAAGATCTTCGGAATAAACGTAGGCGCAATGATATTTTCAATAATACCGGAAATGAATACAGTTTTACAGACAATAGTATTATTACTATCAATAGCATATACCATTTTAATGATAGTAAAAAAATCAAAAGAATGAAACATGAAATATTTTAATGAATCTGAATTTAAAGAGTTTGATAAAATGGACAGAGCATTGCTTATAATGCTCGATAACCTAAGAGAGGTATATGGATATCCAATCAAGCTTACATCAACATACAGATCGCCTGAGCATCCAATAGAAGCACGTAAAGCTAAACCTGGGGAACACACCCATGGTGCAGCTGTTGATATTGCATGCGTAGGCGGTGAAGCTACTTATAAGCTAGTAAAGGCAGCTATAGAAGTTGGATTTACAAGAATAGGTATAAGTAGAAAAAACAATTTTGTTCACGTTGGAGTTGGCTATGAAGGCGCACCTCCTGTAACGATATGGACATACTAAATTAAATTAAATGGCAAAATTAATACGTAAGATTAGCATTGGTACTGACTACAAAAACGAAGCAATGCACTACTCTGTAGGACAAGAGGTTTATGGAGGGCATACTATTTCAGATATATTAGAAGAAGATGGTTCTTTTAAAATATTCATAACTAAAAACAAAGAAGTACTACCGTGGAAACATTTTAATTCTAACATGGCTGTATCTGTTGAATATAATTTAGATTATTAATGCAGGCACTTTTTGACTATATCATATCTACTGAAAACCGCTATAATAATGTGGTTAAAATTGACGACAAAAAATTAATTGTTAACACAGAAATTACAGAACGTGACCACATTTTTGTTAATCGTATTGGTACTGTTTATTCTTGCCCTCTTACAAGCGATGCAGCGATAGAAAAAGGAGATGATGTTATCTTGCATCACAATGTATTTAGAAGATGGTATGATTCCCATGGCAAAGAAAGAAACTCAGCTAGTTATATAGGTGAAGATAAATATATAGTTTCTAGTGATCAAATATACGCTTATAAAAAAAACGACAAATGGAACTGTTTGCCAGAATATTGTTTTGTAAAGCCGCTGTATAAAGAAAATAAATGGGCACTTCAGACGGATGAAAATTTATCAGGTGAGTTAGTATACCTAAATAAAGAATTACAGCAATTAGGGCTATCTAAAGGATCGGTAGTTGGGTTTACGCCTAACTCAGAATATGAGTTTACCATAGATGGTCAAAAATTATATCGTGTATTATCAAATCAAATAACAATAAATTATGGACCGAAGACAAAAAATAGTTCTAGCAGCTGAACAAGCTTTAATTGAACTTGACAAGGTTATAAGACAAAAAATTGATTTAGTTGAACTTGATCCTGAAAAAGCCAAGACGGCTGCTCAAGCAAAATGGGTTGCTATTGAAGATTCTTTAAAAATAATTGAAAAAATAGAACAACTAACAGAGAGCAAAAGCGGTAAAGAAACTAAAACGTTTTTAAGTGTTGAAAATAGAATTAAATAATGTATAAGCAAACATTATATACAATACATAGAAAGCACTTACTTGATAAAAAAATAAAACATACTAACAAACATAATAACTTTAAATATGGTTATAATGAAGATTTAGATTGTGTTATAATAAGTAAAGACGGTACATTAGGTGATATATATGATATACAAGGTCTTAAGGTAGGATTACCTAAAACTCCAGAAAAAATAAATGGAAAAGATCTAAAGCAATCAGAGCAGTTCTTTAAAATACCAAACAAACCAGAATCTTTAAATAAAATAAAAACTATATATGATTTTCAAAACTATTCAGAAGATATTAAAGAAAAATACTATAGTTATATTGATGATGAGTTTAATCGCAGGGATGCTGGTTATTGGTTCATGTGCAACGGTTCCCCGAACTACATTACAGGATCGCACTATATATATCTCACTTGGACAAAGATCGACGTTGGATCACCTGATTTTAGGCAGGCAAACAGAATATTTTATTACTTCTGGGAGGCTTGCAAGGCAGACAAGAGATCTTATGGAATGTGCTACCTCAAGAATAGACGGTCTGGGTTTAGCTTTATGGCATCATCAGAGACTGTTAACTTGGCAACAATATCAAAAGACTCTAGGTTTGGGATCTTATCTAAGACTGGTGCAGATGCAAAGAAGATGTTCACAGATAAGGTTGTTCCAATTAGCATCAACTACCCGTTTTTCTTCAAACCAATACAGGACGGAATGGAACGTCCCAAAACAGAATTATCCTATAAGATTCCTTCCAAAAGACTTACCAGAAATTCCCTTAAAGAAACCGGAAAAGAAGAAGAGAAAATGGGAGAAGGCTTGGACACCACGATCGACTGGAAGAACACAGGGGACAACTCGTACGATGGGGAGAAATTACAACTCCTTGTCCACGACGAATCGGGCAAATGGGAGAGGCCGGATAATATCCTCAACAATTGGAGGATCACGAAAACCTGCCTCAGGCTCGGAGCAAAAATAGTTGGTAAATGTATGATGGGATCAACATCTAATTCTTTAGCGAAAGGTGGTGATAACTTTAAAAAATTATTTTATAATTCAGATGTCACAAATAGAAATCGCAATGGCCAGACTGCAAGTGGATTATATTCTTTGTTCATACCTATGGAATGGGGATACGAAGGGTTTATTGACAAGTACGGATATCCTGTCTTCGACACACCATCAGAGCCGCTTGAGGGAATTGATGGGGAAAAAATCTTTACAGGAGTTATTGAACATTGGGAAAATGAAGTCGATGGTTTAAAACACGACAGTGATGCTTTAAACGAATACTACAGACAATTTCCAAGATCAGAAAAACATGCTTTTAGAGATGAAACAGTTAATTCTTTATTTAATTTAAGTAAAATATACGAGCAAATAGATTTCAACGAAGAAATGACAATGGCAGGTCATGTTGTTCAAGGTACTTTTTCTTGGAAAAACGGAATTAAAGATACTGAAGTAATATGGGTTCCAACTAAAAATGGAAGATTTAAAGTAACTTGGATTCCACCTGTTAATATGCAAAACAACTTTATATTAAAAGGTGGTTTAAAATATCCTGGTAATGATGGTTTAGGTGCGTTTGGATGTGATTCTTATGATATATCTGGAACTGTAAGTGGTAGTGGATCTAACGGAGCGCTACACGGTTTAACTACATTTTCTATGGTTAGTGACGTGCCTAATAGTAAGTTTTTTTTAGAATATGTTGCAAGACCTCAAACTGCTGAGATATTTTTTGAAGAAGTACTTATGGCTTTAGTTTTTTACGGAATGCCAATACTTTGTGAAAATAATAAACCTAGATTATTATATCATTTAAAAAGAAGAGGCTATAGAGGTTATTCAATGAATAGGCCTGACAAGCTTAAAGGTAATTTATCTAAAACAGAACTTGAACTAGGAGGAATACCTAATTCATCAGAAGATATAAAGCAAGCTCACGCGGCTGCTATAGAATCTTACATAGAAGAATATGTAGGTAGTAAAGGTGAAAATCATGGTAACATGTTTTTTCAAAGAACATTAGAAGACTGGGCTAAATTTGATATATCAAAAAGAACAGCTTACGATGCATCTATAAGTAGTGGCTTAGCTATAATGGCTTGTCGAAAACATTTATATCGCCCTAGTGCGGAAAAAACAGTTAAAAAACTTGACTTTGCATTTTCAAAATATAAAAATGAAGGATCAAGAAGTGAGTTAATAAAATAAATATGGCAAAAATAACAGCGAAAAATTACGCATTCCCTAGTCAAGCAGTATCTGACTCCGTTAAAAAGACACAAGAGTACGGTCTATCGGTAGGTAGAGCTATTGAACAAGAGTGGTTCAATAAGGACAATAATGGGGTTAGCAGATTTTATAATTCTAGAGAAGAATGCCATAGACTTAGGCTATATGCTAGAGGTGAGCAATCAATAAAAAAATACAAAGACGAATTTGCTATTAATGGTGATTTATCTTATTTAAACTTAGATTGGAAACCAGTACCTATAGTTCCTAAATTTGTAGATATTGTTGTTAACGGTATGCAAGATAGAACTTTTACAATAAAAGCAGTGGGTCAAGATGCTTTGTCTACAGGTAAAAGAACTAAGTTTGTTAATGATGTTCAGCAAGATTTAAACACTGCTGATTTACTTTTAAAAATAGAACAACAATTAGGTGTGTCAGCTAGAAATTTTGCGGTTAATGAACTTCCAGCAAACACAGAAGAGCTTGAGCTATACATGCAATTAAACTATAAGCAAGGTATAGAATTAGCTGAAGAGCAAGCTATAGAAAATATATTTAAATCAAACGGATACGATCAAATAAAAAGAAGAGTAGACTATGATATTGCAACTATTGGGATAGGTTGTGCTAAGCATGGTTTTAATAATACTGATGGTGTTGTTATAGATTATGTTGATCCAGCTAATTTAGTTTGGTCATATACTGAAGACCCTAATTTTGAAGATTGCTATTACTTTGGAGAAGTAAAAAATATAAAAGTAAACGAACTTAAAAAAGAATTCCCTAACTTGAGTAATCCAGAAATATCTGAATTAGTTAAGAAAGGTTCTAATTGGAACGTTTACAACACTTATAATCCTCAAGATTATTATACTAACGATTCGCTTTCTCAAAACAATACATTAACAGTACTTTATTTTAATTGGAAAACTTGGGAACACGATGTTTACAAAATAAAAGAAATCTCTACAGGAGCTAAAAAAGCTATTGAAAAAGATGATTCTTTTGATCCCCCAGAAGATAATATTAGGTTTGAAAAAGTAAAACAAACAAGAGAGGTAATTTACGAAGGAGTATTAGTGCTAGGTACAGATCAATTACTTAAATGGCAAAAGGCTACCAATATGGTTAGACCTAATTCTAATATAAATAAAGTAATGATGAATTATGTTGCTAGTGCACCTAGAATGTACAAAGGTAACATAAATTCATTAGTTGCTAAAATGACACCTTATGCTGATTTAATTCAGCTTACTCACTTAAAGTTACAACAAGCTATACAAAGAATGACACCTTCAGGTGTTTATTTAGATGCTGATGGTTTAGCTGAAATAGATTTAGGTAATGGAAATAATTATAATCCTCAAGAGGCTTTAAATATGTATTTTCAAACTGGTTCTATTATAGGTAGATCTTTGAATGTTGAGGGAGATCCTAATCCAGGTAAAATACCTATAACAGAACTACCGGGTAGTGGCGGTTCTCAAGTTCAAGTTTTAGTTGGCGCATATAATCAGTACATACAAATGATGAGAGATGTTACTGGTCTTAATGAAGCAAGAGATGGTTCTGATCCAGATCCAAACTCTTTGGTGGGTGTACAAAAATTAGCAGCTGCAAATAGTAATGTTGCGACAAGACATATACTGTATAGTAGTATGTTTATAACAACATCATTAGCTGAGGCAATATCTTTGAGGTTTAAAGATGTACTAGAGTTTCATCCAACTAAACAATCTTTAATAGACTCTATAGGTCAGTTTTCAGTTGGTTCTTTAGAAGAAGTTAAAAATTTAAATTTACATGATTTTGGTATATTCTTAGAGTTAGAACCTGATGAAGATGAAAAAGCTTTGTTAGAAGCTAATATTCAAATGGCTTTATCTAAAGGAGATATATTCTTAGAAGACGCTATAGACATAAGAGAGGTTAAAAATGTAAAACTAGCAAATCAATTATTAAAATTTAGAAGAACTGCAAAACAAAAAGCGGATCAAGACCAAGCTGCAGCGGCTAGTGCAGCTCAAGCTAAAGCACAAGGAGAGGCTCAAATTGAAGTTGAATCCGCTAAAGCTCAAGCTGAACAAATTAAAACAGATTCTAAAATTCAATATAGAAGAGCTGATATTGAGTTTGAAATCAAAAAAATGGAACTAGAGACAAGGTCTAAAAAAGAACTAATGCAGTACGAGTTTAATTTGAATGTTCAATTAAAAGAATTAGAATTAAAGTCACAAATGGAATTAGCTCAAAGAAATAATGCTACTAGTCTTGAAAGAGAGGCTATAAAAATTAGCGGTGCTCCCAATACCGATAATCCAACTAAAGATTTTGAATCTAAAGGCAATGATACCCTAGGAGGCTTTGACATGGGAAGATTTGAAGCGTCTTAAACATTAAACAATTATTATATTTTATAAAATTATGGAAAACAACACGGAAGAAAAAATACAAGTTAAAGCGGTGGATTCATCAGAAGACATTATAGTAACTCCTCAAGAAAAAGAAGCGGCTGTTTTAGAACAAGCCGTTGAATCAGGTGAGGTAAGTAAAGATTATGGGCTTCAAGAAGATGGAGTTTATAAGATAAACGTTGATAAAGAACCAAGCAAAGAAGAAGATAATGCCATTCAAGAGCGAGAAACAACGCAGGTTTCTTTGGGCGAACGAACCGGAGATAGCCAAGAAGTGGACGGCGAAGTACGGGTCGAATCCAATATCGAAACAACTGCCGAAGAAAAAGAAGAAGAAGTAGAGCAAACAACAGATGAATTTCCTTTAGAGTTAATAAAAGAAGATGAAAATGTTGAAGAAAAGGAAATAGAAGAAAAATCAATTCCTTTAACTAAAGAAGAAATAGTACAAAATACTAATATAGATCTGCCAGAAGGTGTTGATAAACTTATAAAGTTTATGGAAGACACTGGTGGAAGCGTAGAAGATTATACTAGACTAAACAGAGATATTGATAAAATAGACAATGTTAGTTTAGTACGTGAATATTACGAATACACAAAACCGCATTTAAACAAAGAAGATATCGATTTTTTAATGGATAAAAACTTTGCTTATGATGCCGAGTTAGACGAATCGTCTGACATTAGAGCTAAGCAATTAGCTTTTAAAGAAGAATTATTTAATGCTAAAAACACTTTTAATAATGTAAAAGAACAATATTATAATGATCTTAAGTTAAGAAAAAAAGATAATATTGATCCACAGTATAAGGAAGCATTTGAGTATTATAATAAGGAAAAGCAACAACAAGAGGCTAGAGCAAAATTTACAAAAGATTTTCAAGACAAAACTAATAAAATATTCTCTGATAATTTCAAAGGTTTTGATTTTAACGTTGGAGAAAATAAATATAGGTTTAAAGTTGAAAATCCTCAAAAAACAAAAAAGTTCCAGTCTGATATTACAAATTTTCTAAACCAATTTGAAGGTAATGGAAGTGCCAAAGATGTGGATAAATACCATAAAGCACTTTTTGCTGCACAAAATGCAGACAAGATAGCTAATCATTTTTACGAACAAGGCCGTGCCGACGCGATAAAAGATTCAGCTAGAAAAGCTAAGAATATAAACATGGATCCTAGAAGCGATGCATCTTCAATTATCACAAAATCAGGTGATAGCATTAGAGTAGTATCAGGTGAGTCTTCAGACAAGTTGCGCATTAAATGGAAATAATAATAACAACTTAAAATCAAAACAATATGGCTTTTACAGCAGGCGTACCAGCCGCTTTACAACCAACCCAAACTAAAGCAATGTACGGTGGAAATTACATTAATTTCACTGATCCTAGTTTTAGTCAATGGACACAACAATTTTTACCAGACGTATACGAAAAAGAAGTAGAAAGATACGGAAATCGTTCTATCGGTTCTTTTCTTCGTATGGTGTCTGCGGAGATGCCTTCAACTTCAGATCAAATTATCTGGACTGAGCAAGGTAGATTACACACTCGTTACGCTAATGTTCTTCCTAGAGGAACAGCAGCGGTAATGCCAGCGTCTGGAGCGGCAGCAGTTATAGCAGCAGCACCAGCAGCAGGTGGTATTCTTAACTTTGAAGTACCTGTTGCTCAACCTGCAAGTGTAGGCTTAACAGCTTCACCAGGAAATACAGTAACTTGTAATTTCAGAGTAGGTCAAACAGTAATGGTACAAGTTCAAACTACAGCTACATCAGCTGTTGGTGGAAGTAGTGCTGTTATCAAAGGTGTAGTCACTAACGTAGGTGTTGGTGGTGGTGCAACTGGAGAAGGACAAATGTTCCAAATCCAAGCTTATGCTCCTCACGCACAAATTGCAGCTGCAGACAGAGTAACCGCAATAGTTTATGGTTCTGAATTTGCTAAAGGTACAGGAAACTTTACTGAAAAGCTTGATCCAGGATATGCTACATTTGCAAATGCTCCTATTATTTTAAAAGAAAACTATCAAATCAATGGTTCTGACACAGCTCAGATTGGTTGGATTGAAGTTACTTCTGAAAATGGTGCAGGTGGATACTTATGGTATGTTAAATCAGAACATGAAAATAGACTTCGTTGGGAAGATTATTTAGAAATGTCTATGGTTGAAGGTGTTACAAAAGTAACTGGTGGTGCTAATATTCCACTAGGTACATTTGGCGGATCTTTAGCTGCACAAAACGCTCGTGGTACTGAAGGTTTCTTTGCTGCTCTTGAAGCACGTGGAAATGTATATCAAGGATTTGGATCTCAAGCAGCTGCACAAGCAGGTGGTGGAGCATTAACAGATTTTGATGCAGTACTTAAGCAACTAGACAAGCAAGGAGCTATTGAAGAAAACATGCTTTTCTTAAATCGTGAACTTTCTTTAGAGATTGATGATATTCTTGCAATGCAAAATGGTGCATACGCTGGAACAGCTTCTGCAGCTAAAGGTACATCTTATGGTGTATTTAATAATAGCGCAGATATGGCTCTTAACTTAGGATTCACAGGATACCGAAGAGGTTCTTATGACTTTTACAAAACTGACTGGAAGTACTTAAATGACTGGTCAACTCGTGGAGGTTTTGGAGACGTTGAAGGTGTATTAATTCCTGCAGGAACTTCTACAGTTTACGATCAGCAATTAGGTCAGAATATAAAAAGACCATTCTTGCACATTCGATATAGAGCTTCAGAAACTGAAAACCGTAAAAACAAATCTTGGATTACAGGATCTGTTGGAACTGGTTCTCCAACTTCTGATATCGATGAAATGAAACTTAACTACTTAAGTGAAAGATGTCTTATCACTCAAGCAGCTAATAACTTTGTTTTATTCAAAGCTTAATATTTTAACAACAGGATACGGGCCCTTCGGGGCCTAGTATTCTTATTTTATATAATTTTATTATGACAACAACACAAAAAAGTTCTAGTATCGCAATAGAAAAAGACTGGGAATACAAAGATAGAACATATATTTTAACGGGTAATAATTCTCCTGTTACATATACAATACAAACAAGACATACGCCTAGAAAACCATTACTATGGTTTGATGAAGGTTTAAAAATAAATAGAGAATTAAGATTAGCTAGTAATCAAAAATCTATATTTGCAGACGAGCAAAAAGGATACTCTACATTAACACACGTTATATTTCAAGATGGTGTTTTAAACGTTCCAAGATCTGAAGTTAGTATGCAAAAAATGCTATCTATATACCATCCATTGAAAAACAATTTATGGTTAGAAGCTGATGCTACTAAAGAAGCTGAAGACGAAATAGATGCATTAGAATTTGAACTAGAAGCTTTAAACTTAGTTAAAACTTTAGATATAGAACATTTAGAAGCTATAATGCGAACTGAATTAGGTGGAGCAGTTGTTTCTATGTCGTCTAGAGAACTTAAAAGAGATGCATATAGATTTGCTAAGTCTCGACCCGCTTTATTCATTGAAATAGCAAATGATGAAGATATTAAGTTGAGAAATTTAGCTAATAGAGCTGTGGAAGCAGGAATAATTAATTTGACAGATGACAATACTGTATTTAAATTTGCTAATGGTAAAAAAATACTTACAGTTCCATTTGATCAACATCCTTACACCGCTTTATCTCAATATTTTAAAACAGATGAAGGTATTGATTTAATGAAATCTCTTACCAAAAAGCTCTCGTAGCTTACCTGATATAGAGTGAGAAATCAACTCTATATCAACTAAATTAATAATAAAAATAAATTAATGGTAAATATAAACAATGTATACCAAACTGTGCTTGTTATTTCAAACAAAGACAATAGAGGATATATAACGCCTGAAGAGTTTAATAGACTGGCTGAGCAGGTTCAAAATGAAATTTTTGCATCATATTTTCCAAAATCTGCGGCTTACGAAAGTAATTCATTTGTGCAAAGTGATTTTTCAGATCCAACTTTGTATTTAGCGGAGAAAGTTAATTTGTTTTATAAAAAAGCAGATTTAACAAAAGCCAACGATACATTTTCATTACCTAATGATTTATATAGATTAGGAATTGTTTCTGTAAATAATATAATTGCAGATCAATCTTCACATGAAGAAATTAAATATATAAACCTATCGCCTTTAACTGCGCCTGTTTCTACACAACCAGTCTACACATTAACTGCAGATTCTATTGAAGTTTATCCTACAACTGTAACCACAGGTGTTAAACTTGAATACTTAAAAAGACCAGTTAGACCTAAATGGGGATATGTGCTTAACGGCACTGTACCATATTATGATCCTACGGTTTTTGATCCAGAAACAGATAGTTATGATAACAACGCAAAGTCTTATAATTTTGAATTACATCCATCTGAAGAAAATAATTTAGTAGTTAATATATTAAATTACGCTGGAGTAGTTATAAAACAAGCTGACGTTGCAGGATTTGCACAAGGTAAAGAACAACAAAACGCATCAACTGAACAATAATGGCAATATCAAGAAGACCTTTAGACGTAGATAATTACTCAGCATTAGATGGAGGAAATGGTTTAGCTATTCCTGGATACTATAGAAGAACAAATCTTAATGACATTATAAGTAATTTCATTATAGCTTATGTAGGTGACGGTAAAGTTTTAACTAAAGTGCCTAGATACGAAGTAGCTTTTTGGGCACAGCGCTCTGTTCAAGAGTTTAGCTATGATGTTTTTCATTCTGAAAGCTCTATAGAGATACAATTAAACTCTATGCGTCAAATTTCGCTTCCTTCAGATTATGTTAACTATATAAAATTATGTTATACAGATAATTCAGGGGTACAAAGAACGATACTACCAAGTAGTGTTACGAGCGCTAATAAAGGTGTTGCTCAAGATGAAAATTACTTTTTTCTATATGATAATGAAGGTAATGCAATTTATGCTGAAGAATCTGAAACTATAGAAAGATTTCAGTCTAGAAACAAAACAACAGAGCAAAAGCAAGCTTTAGATTATTATAACGGTTATTTTTATGATGACAACTTTGGATATTTTGGAGCTAGATACGGTTCAACTCCTCAGTTTCAAAACACAAACGGTTCTTTTGTTTTAGATTTAAACGCTGGACAAATATACCTTGACTCTTCGTTTACTCAAGACACTATAATAACACTTTACTACATATCCGATGGTTTAGGTCAAAATGGTAATTTTGATAATGTCTTAGTGCCTAAGTTAGCTGAAGATGCTATTTATGCATCAATGCTTTATAATTTAAGTAAACTTAGACCGTCTGCAGCTGGTGGCGTTGCTCTTTATAAAAAAGAAGCATACGCTAAGATGCAAAATGCTAAGATAAGAATAGCAAATATGAAAGTAGCTGAAATGACGAATATATTTCGTAATAAAGCTAAATGGATTAAACACTAATAATTTTCTATGCCAGAAATTAAAAGAACATTTAATCGCGGTAAAATAAACCGAGATTTAGATGACAGAATAGTACCTGCCGGTGAATACCGAGAAGGTTTTAATATTAGTATCGGGCAATCAGAAAGCTCAGATGTTGGTTCAATTGAAAATTTATTAGGTAATGAATTAGTTGCACAAAGTGGAATTAGCAATGGTAAATGTATAGGACAAGTTTCAGACACTGGAAATGAAAAAGTATATTTTTTTGTAACCAACAATTCTATATATAACGAAACTAACACAGGTCAACATGGTTTATTTGAATATGATCAAAAAACAAAGCAGTTAACTGCATTAATAGTTTCTCAACAATTAAATCTACATCAAAATTATCCAATAACAGGAATAAATATTGTTGATGATCTTTTGTTTTGGACTGATGATAGAAATTATCCAAGAAAAATAAATGTAGTAACGGCAAGAAATAATACGGCTTATTATACAGCCGCTTCTGATATAGATAACTTAATATCAGTGGCTAAATATGCACCTTATGAATCTCCAACTTTAGTTACGGCAACACGTGAAGCATCTATATCTTCTACTTTTATGGAAGATAAACTTATTAGATTTTCATACAGATGGCAATTTGAAGACAATGAATACAGTACATTAGCACCTTTTTCACCAATAGTCTTTTCAAGATTAAACGAAACGGATACAATAAACGCTTCATTGTCAAATTTTGGTGAAATCGAAACTTTTGTTAATGCTATAAATCAAGTTCAACTACAAATACCTACACCAACTGGTTTTGGTATAAACTCTGTTGAATTAATATATAAAGAATCTGGATCAGGAACTTTATATGTTGTTGACGATCAAGAGGTTACTACAGAGCCTTTTGTAAACTTTACATACGCATCAACTGATCCATTTAGAACTTTACCTGCAGATCAATTAACTAGAGTATACGATGCTGTACCTATTAAAGCAAAAGCACAAGAGGTAGCTGGCGGTAGACTTGTTTATGGTAATTTTTTACAAAACTTTAATATACCTAATATAGCATTTACTGTTGCAAGAACAGGCGAAACATCCGCTAGAAATAATAATTTATTAAACCAATCTGTTAAATCAAGAAGAACATATCAAGTTGGTATTGTTTTAGCGGATAAATTTGGTAGACAATCGCCAGTTATATTATCAAGTTCTGGTACGGATACCGTATTTATAGACCCAAACACTGGAGGCGCAGATTCGACCACAGCTTTTAATGCATTAAGAATAACGTTTACAGATACAACTCAAATACCATCATGGGCTCATTCATATAGAGTTGTTGTAAAGCAGCGTGAGCAGGAATATTATAATTGGATATCCACTATTGATGCTGCTAATACGGTTAATCGTTTTGGTGATAGTATAAATAAAATACCTAGAGATCAAACAGCAGCCATACCACCGAGTACAGCTGCGACTATATCTCCGTGTAACGTATCTGTTTATCCAAAATATTTAGACGGTGGCAATGTATACACATCTCCATATGGAGCTTTAACTTCGGTTCAATCTATTTCTAATCCATCTGGCGATGCAACAGTTACAACTATTAATAATAGTGGTAGTGGCGTTAGTACAGGTTTGTGTGTTTTTGAAACAGAACCTGTTAGTTCTGAATTAGATATATTTTATGAAACTTCTACAGGTGGATTAATATCTGAAATACCAGCAACAGCTATAGATGTAGAATTTTTTAATTGTATATTGTTAACTTTTACAACTGGTAATCATATAGAAATAAATAGGATTAAAGCTGGATATAATCAACCATTTTTTGATGTTGGTGTTAGAGCTTACGTAGTGCAGGATAACTTTACTCAAGAAAGAAGAAAAAACACTTTAATACACTCTAGTGGACTTTTAAACTCTAGAACTGGTATAAACTATATAAATCAATTTAATGAGTCTGAGGGTGGTCTAACTATCTCTCTTGATCCATTAAATGGTTCTGTACAGAAAATGTTTGTAGATGATACTCAAATAATAATATTTCAAGAAGATAAAGTATCTAGATCACCTATTGATAAAAACTTTATATATTCAGCTGAAGGAGGTGCTGTTCCCGTAACTAGTAACACACAGTTTTTAGGAACTATAGCGGCTTATTCTGGTGAATATGGTATATCAAAAGATCCACAATCTTTTGCACACTTTGGTTTTTCAATATACTTCACTGACAAAAACAGAGGTACTGTTTTGAAGTTATCTCAAAATCAAATTGTTGAAATATCTCAATTTGGTATGAGTGATTTTTTTAGAGATGCATTAAAACAATCTACATCAATAGTTTCTTCTTATGACGAATACAGTCGCATATATGAATTAACAATAATAGGAGAAGGTTTTGATAGTAATCCAGATACAAATGTTGCAACAGCGTCTGATGGTTATTTGACGGCAACTTTTAGCGACAGATCTCAAGGATGGACAAGTTTTAGAGGCTACAAACAAGAAGGAGGTTTATCTCTAAACAATACTTATTATACTTTTAATGGGGGTAATTTATGGGAACACCATAGCAAGAATGTTACTAGAAATAATTTTTACAATTCTGGTACACAAGAATCTTATTTAATACCTGTATTCAATGATTCACCATCTACAGTTAAACAATTTAATACACTTAGCTACGAAGGAGATTCAGGTTGGGAATTAGAATTTATAAGAACAGACATAGGAAGCACAGGCACATTGCCCGCTTTAGCAACAAGTTACACGACTACATTGCAATTATCTGGTTCAGCTGCAAATTCAGTTTTTAACGGAGCTAATACAGTTCAAGCTAAACAAGGAGATTTAATTTCTTGGGCTATATTCGTATCACCTTTAAACTCTCAATTTAAATTTACAGACATAAGTAATGTGACATTAACGCAGTCAGCTGCAAGCGTGTTAACAGTAACAAATCCAAGCGCTATAACGAATGAAGGTGAATTAGTGTTTTTAGTTCAACATACTGTTGGAACTAATAATAGTATACAAACATTAAACGTTGGAGGTACGGGCGCTAGTTTAGCATTTACAGTTGCTTTGCTAACCGTAAACATGGTTGATACTATTTCTAACTCAAGTTTAACACCCGCTTCACTTGTGTTCAACAGTGCTGGCTCTAATAATGTTGTTTTTTCAACAGCAGTTATAACAGATTATTACATAGACAACGCTAATATAACTGTTAATTCAACAGGTATGCCTGCTAGTACTAATCCGGGAGCTTTAACAAACGTAAGAAACGGAGACAATGTTACTTATACATTACCAATTACAGTTCCTACAGCAGCAACTGCAGGCATAATAACTGTTGCCGGAACTGCTACAGAAAAACCAACTTTAACTTGGGCGGCTATACCACTTTATTTAACAACACAAGGTGTTATAGTCACGCCAACTGGAACGCAACCAGGTATTGCTTACAGAATATCACCTTTTGAAGCAGCAACACAAAGATTTGCAACTATAACCTACGAAGCTGACGCTGATAAAGTTTTAGTTGATGGATCTTTTACTGCAACGTATGACGTAGCTGGAACGACTGTTACAAAAACTATGAGTAATCAATTTGGTATTTTAGTTTTAAACGTACAATTGCCTATTATAACAACCAATACAATTGCAACTGCAGCTATAACAGGCTCAGGACAAGAGGTTGCAACTTTAGGATTAATTCCAACAACAGAAACACTGGTAGCTTTAGGAACTGCTGTAACTATAACTAACACATGGAATGTGAATATTACAGTAAGTGCTAACGATACTGGAGATGGTGTTGGTTGGTTTAAGTTTAATGGAGTAGTTGGTACAGCCGTTGTAGAGCCAGGAAATAGCTTCACTATAAGTGCAGATGATAATACGGGTGCAACACCAAGATCAGCAGAAGCTGTTATAGCATGTTCAAACACTAGAATAACACCTGCTTTAACTAACAAAACAATAGTAGTAAATCAATTAGCATAATATGGCAGATTTAGTAACATTTCCTTTTCAAGAAAAAGAAGGTAAGTATTTTGCACCTATTAGTTCTTCAGAACCAAATTATATTGTTGTTAATAGTGTTTTAACACCAACAGACAATAAAATTGTAAGTGGAATTAAGGGTGCATTTGCTGAGATTAAATTAACATTACCAATAGCAAACGCTTCAAATAAAAAAGAATTATTTTCTTTTAATTCACAAGCAGTATATTCTTCTGAATAAATAAATTAAATTATATTATATGAAATTACAAGTAAGAAAATTACAAGAATCAGATTGGGATTTTTTACCTAAATGGTGGAAAGCACATGGTCAAATACCATGGATTGATGATTGTGATTTTAGAGATTTTTTACCAGGAGCTTTTCAAATAGGAGAGTTTGATGAAAAAAGATCTGGCTTAGGTGGATTTATAGTCTGTAAAGACGAAGATCCTATTTGTGCAATGTGGCTTTCTTTAACAAACACTAATTGTGCATTACCTACCGCGGCTATATCTGATCCTGAATATAGGGATGAAGATAGAAAAGAAGCAATACAATTATTAACTAATTTTGTAACTAATTTTGCTAAAGAATTAGGTTATAAATATACATTTGCCTGGGCGCAAGAAAACTATATGTTAGATTACTATTTAAAAGCTGGATATGAAAAGTTTCAAACTCCATCTTACGAACTAATAAAAAAATTATAATGGGAGGAAGAAAAGGAGAACGAAAAGACATAGCTAGAATAGCAGCGGGCGAAAGAAATCAATCTAATAGAGATGTTAGAACAGCTCAAAATGCTTACAATGCAGATTTAGAGAATCTAAGAAACAGGGAGATTGCTGATGAATATTCTAGCTTAAGCTTTACAGGTTTAGATCCAAGTCAACTTGCAACCCGTACAGGAGAAACTTTCCAAGGTCAAGCAGCTCAAATGAATATAGCTGATTACGCGGCTAATGAACGTGCCACGGCAGAAGGTTACACTGGACAAGGTTATACTGCTCAAGGTACTAACGTTGGAAACTTACAACGTGGTGCAGAAACTGGCTTAAGTAATGTTTTTAATAATTTACAAGTATCAACAGCAGCTGCTGAAATGGCGGCTCAAGAAGCTGACCAATCATTAGCCGCTTCTCAAGACTTAGCTGCTCAAGCTGGTACTGGAGCTGGTGGTGCAACTGCATTAGCGGCGGCGGCAGCAAAATCAAAACAAGGGATAGCTTCTGATATAGATAGACAAGTTAAAGAAAACGAACGGTTAAGAGCTCAAGGCGAACAGTCTTTACAAAGAGATTTGCTTGCTCAAGGTAATTTAGCTTCACAGTTTGATTTAGGACAAAGTCAATTCAACGTTAGTGCACAAAATACTGCTGCTCAGTTTGGAGCTTCTGCAGCAAATCAAGCTAATCAATTCAGTGCTGGAGCAAGAAATCAAGCTAGTCAATTTAACGCAGGTCAAACCAACCAAAGAAACGCTAGTATGTTTAGCGCTCAAAACCAAGCCAATCAATTCAACGCTTCTCAATCTAATGCAGAACGTATGGCTGAATTTGGTGCATTGCAAAACGCTAACGCGGCTAACGCTGCTGCAACAAATAATGCTTTAGCTCAAAATGCTCAAAGTCAAACACAATTTGATTTAAGTAAAGCAGCTGGATTAACAGCAGTTGATCAAGCTAGATATGGTCAGGCTAGTGATCTAATGAATTTATCAGCAGAACAATTAAACAATGCAAATGCTTCTAACGATGCACTAGCACAGCTTCAGGCTGCAGGTAAGTAAATGGTTGAATTTAAATTAATAATTAATTAGCATGGAATACAATCC